TTACACGGGGTTTACCGATTGATTACTTTGCACCTGCATTTCCTGGTAACATTCCACAAGGCGGGAGTTTACCTCTTCCAGATAATGGTTCAGCGATTTGATTTCTTCACGGCTACCGCGTGCCATTCCTTTGCTGCTGTTCCAGTCGTCCGGATTAATCCAACGTTTCAGGGAAATTTCAACTCTGCGGGAATCAACTGTGATTCGGGCATAAATGGGGGTTAGTCCGTCTTTAGCTTTGTTCTTACGGATAATGAACTGGATTCCGAAGGTGTTTGTCGTTCTCATAACCATTCAGCTTTTGAGTGTTTGCAATAAAATGAATTCTCTCGTGGTGAACTGCCTTTACAAGGCCACTCAAACAAACCTAAAGCGGTTCAAAATCGTCAATTCAATATGCTGTTTTACAGTTATTTGAATTAATCTGGTGAACTAAAATTAATAAATCATTTGGTTCACCGTACAGGTCTCATTTTTGCTGAAATTGTCTAAATCGAACTGATTTATAAAAAATAAAAAAGCCTGTAAATCATACGATTTACAGGCTTATGAATTTGACTGTTAGTCATTTTGTCGGGATGACAGGAGACCCGTCCCCCTTATAACAGTTTGATTTTCTATATTTTATTTTTGTCTTTTTTTTCTACTCCTAAATTCAGGATATACCTGGTACCTATTTTCGTTTTAATCGATTCTATAAATCTGTTTTTTCCACACTATCCGCATTTTTCCTGTTTTTTCCTTTTTTCATTCAGCTCTTCCAACAAAACTGTATATTTTTCTTGGGTTTCACAGAGCCTTAGTTTTAATTGCAATATCTCTGCATCCTTTTCCTCCAGCTCTTTATCTTTCTCTTCGCATTTTTCAGGTGTCTGGGATGATTCGTTTTCGTCTTTAGTAAAAAAATAGCTCACTGATTTGTTAAATAAGATAGCGAGTTCTTCTAACTTTTTGACAGACATTGTTTCATTTTGCATCATTGCGGTATATCCACGCTGAGACATTCCGATTGTTCTAGCTTCAGCTCTGTCGCTTATTTTTTCATTATTACTTTCCAGTTTTTTCCGGATGCACTGTTTAATTTTCCAATAATTCATTATTTGTAATTATTCTAAATTGAGCTATTTTTAATTCATTTTGTGAATAAAATATGTTTCAATTGAAACATATTTCCTAATATTGTCATAACAAATTAAGCAAAAGTTATGACCGCTACAACAGTAAAAAGTATGAATCTTCTTATGCAGAGAAGAGCCTCACGGATAAACGCGAAAGTTCCGGGAGAAATGAAAAAATTAATAATTGAGACTGCAAAACAAATGAATATGAGTGAATCAAAGTTCATCATGATTGCAATTGCTGAGAAACTTGAAAGAATATCATAAAAAATAATAAAGCCCGGATTACTGGTGTTGCCACACCTCCCCGGGCTTATAACTTCAAAAATTATGGAAACAAAACTAATGAAAATTGAGGCTGGGGCAAAACTACCGGCAGGAATTATTGAAGGCACCGAAGCCTTCTGGTTTAACGGTGAAAAATGGGTGATACACGAAGGAACGGCAATGCTGTTTAACCGGGCACCCGCGAAAATTCAGAACATGATTGCAGAGCAGTTTTTAAAAGACACACGAAGTCGGGAATACCTGGAAAAGAAAATGAAGATTACCGGTTTCCGGGAAGGCTTCGACTGGTGGTACCACTGTGTGGTCGGGGCATTGGATGAAACTCCGGATTTCAAAGACGGAAGGCTGAATGCCGATGCCTACAACCGTGGCTGTAAAAACTTTGACTGCGTTCACCGGGGTAAGTTCTGCAGTGTAGCAACCGGCCTGAAAAACTACGAGGTCGAGACCATTACAGTGTTAAAGCAGGGTAAAACCTTTGAAGAAACTGCTGATATGCTTTGCATTTCATTATCCGGACTGAAAAGCCGGATCGAGAAGATTAAGGAAAAATTGGGGGCTGCGAATATGGCATCACTGATTGCCATTGCCGCCTCTATCGGAATATAAACAAACTGTCTACTATGCCGTTGCCACCGGCTTTATAGAAACTTAAAAATCAGAAGAAATGGAAAAAGGATGTTTGATTGCAAATAACTATCAGGGGCACATTAAAATTGTCAGCATCGGCAATATTTCGGCAATAACCGAAGCCCTGGTCTATGCAGGAAAGAATGATCCCGGACTTTCAACCGCCATCAGCGCGGCAGCCGTCGAACTTGACAATTACTCGGAAGCCTTGAAAACAGGTGATGTCCTCCGGAAAATGATTGACAAAGATGAGAATAAATGAGCTTCCGGAGCGAAAATGCGCTATATGCAATACACCATTCAAACCTCTCCGGGCCAATCAGAAATATTGCGACAACCCGGAATGTAAAAAGATAGGTAATGCCCTGAGAGCAAAGGAATGGAAGAAGACGCATTACCGGTCGCGAGAACGGCCGGAGCATTATAGAACGAGGAAAGTACAGCATTCCGAATTGTCAAAGCGGCGGAGAAAGCCAGAAAAGGTACTGGTCGAAAATATGTTGTCACTGAATAAGAATGTTACCAACGACAGCGAACTTCTTAAGCGAAAAGGTATCCGGAGTCCCGACCTGTCAACGATCCGGTACAGGTATTATGATCCTGCCCTGAAAATCACACACTTTTTCACAAACAAAAAACGATACCAGAATTTTTTAAAAACCTTAAATAAATAACTATGAATGAATTACACCTTGAATTCAAAAAAGCTACAGGTAAAATGCCCTATAACGATACAGTATTAGACCTTATAGACGATGAACTGATTCCTGATTATTATCTGATTTATAAAAATGATGTTAATCAAATATCAGATGGGAATGAACTGGTTGTTACTTGCAACAAAGAATATGTCAATTTTCTGGAAGAAAAAATAAATGAACTTAAAAAACAGATACCACAATGACAGCACACTCCTACGAACCGGCCATATCGCCGTCGAGCCTTGACGGTACGGCCCGGACCCTTACAGGAAAAAAGTTTGATTTTAACCGGCCATCACCGGATATGATAGACATTGAAGATATAGCAGCCGGCCTGTCTAACCAGGCACATTTCAACGGACAGTCACCGTACTTTTTTTCGATCGCGCAACATTGTATCCTGGTATGCGACGAGTACGCCCTGCAGAACACGGATGCACCTGCCGAAATGAAACTGCTTGCCCTGATGCACGATGCCAGCGAAGCCTACACCGGCGATTTGATTAAGCCTATAAAAGTATTTATGCCTTCATTTATCGCCCTCGAAAACTCGATCATGCTGACTATTGCAAAACGATACAACCTGCCGTTGCACCGCATTGCAGAAATCAAATCGTATGACCTTCTTATTCAGAATATGGAATACGACGGGTTCTACCGTAATGGCCGGATCGCTTACATGGATCAGGAAACCGCACGGCGTGTCTTTTTGGATCGCTTTAGTGAATATTACCATGCCGAATAAAGGAACCTACAAACGCAAATACTACTTACACCGGCGGGTCAAATCCGCCGGTTTCAGCCTTGAACTGGAACATTGCAGCAAAACAATAAAGGTGGAGCAGCACCAGATCAACGAAGCACAGGAAAACAAATACGTTGCTGAACTGCAAAACAAATTCAGCTATGGAGTACAAATTTTAAACCCGATGATGAAATGACAGAACAAACTGACTTGAAAAAACAAATCGGGAACAGGGTCCGGGAACTGCGTAAGGAAAAGAATATATCACAGGAAAAATTTGCAACCAGATGTGGAATCGACAGACATTATATGTCAGATATTGAATGCGGAAAAAGGAACCTGTCCATGTTTACTCTCGACATTATAATAACAGCGTTCAACTGTGGGTACGAACACTTTTTTTGTACTGAATATTTTAAAACTCATCCGAAATTACCATGCCACGAATAACCCTGCCTTTCACGATTGATATTTCTCCGGAAAGATTTCTTCACAACTGTTCTCGTGAGGAACTGATAGAAACGGATCTTCTCCTGCAGTCAAACTATTACCAGGCTCTGATGAACGGAAAAACGCCGGACACAGAAGTCAGAATGGTTAGAACACCAATAGTTAAAGAATGAGAACGCCAATCACATATTACGGGGGAAAACAAAGCATGTTAGACGAAATTATTCCGATGATTCCACCCCATAAAATTTATTGCGAACCATTCTTTGGCGGAGGTGCTGTCTTTTTTGCAAAACGACCGTCTTACCTGGAGGTAATCAATGATACAAACGATCGTCTTATTACATTCTATGAAGTAATGCGCGACAATTTCGACGAGCTGAATGAAATGATCCGGGATACATTGCATTCAGAATTTATTCACCTGGTTGCCCGCGATATTTACTACAATCGGGTGGAAGCAACAAAAATACAAATAGCATGGAGCGTCTGGGTTCTCACAAATATGAGCTTTGCCGGTTCTATTTATGGCGGTTGGAAATGGGATAATGGTTCATCAGGAGGACATTCAGCACGCGTAATACATAAATACAGGGATGAATTTATACAGTTAAAAAATCGATTACAGGATGTGCAGATCAGTAAAAAAGACGCACTGGAAGTAATCCGGAAAAGAGATACCCCCGAAACATTTTTTTATCTGGATCCACCATATCCCGGAGCATTCCAGGCACATTACAGAGGTTATACAATGAAGCAATTTGCCGATTTACTGAATGTACTTTCTGGCCTTAGAGGGATGTTTCTTCTTTCAAATTTTCCAAGCCAGACATTAAAGTATTTTATTGTGAAAAATGGATGGAATTTCAGAATTATAAAGAAACAAAATAAGGTTTCAAATTTCAATAAACCGAAATACAAACACGAAGTTTTAGTCTGGAATTATACTATTCCCGACCAGACTTTATTCCCTTTCGAATCAATAATTTATAACCCCAAAATCATAGAACAATCATGGTAAAGGAATATATTAAAGCCGTTGGCCAGCTACAGGAATTGTTCCAGGAACTGGCAGATGAAGACAAGATAACGATTGACCAGGCCGAGCGTTTCGACCAGTCGCAAAAGGTACTGATTAATTTTCACAGCTGGATAAAAGATCAGCTGGAGGGAAATATTAAAGTAGAACTTCCCTGGGAGGATCCACGCTTTACCGAGGCATGGAAACTCTGGAAAGAGTTTAAAAAGCAGCAATTTAGTTTCACATATAAACCGATTGGTGAACAGGGAGCTTTAAAAGACCTGGCCGACCTTTCCTGCAACAATATGGATATGGCTATCCAAATTATCCACCAGTCAATAAAAAAGGGCTGGAAAGGTCTTTTCGGACTACAGAAAACAACAACTAAAAATATAGTTGACAGCCGGCAGATTGATTATAAACAGCAGCTTCTCAACCGGATGAGATAGGACGATATATTACAGAAAAACATCATGGAAGAAATTGTAAAATATCAGAGCGCAGGCGAATTAGCGACAAAAGATCAGTTTTTAACCCGGTATGCTCCCGGTAAATGTTTGCGACTTTACAGCAAAATAAGAACTCCGGAGCTGGCCATGAAGTCGGAAGCCCCCACATTGGGAAGCATCCGGAAAATTTATTCGGAAGATTTCCAGATTGCATTTACTGCAACCTGGATCGTTAATCTGAATGACTTTGTCAATGCCAGCAGGAAAATGACGCCGGAGCAAATCGAGGAAACAGCGACCATCATTGTCCAGGAATATCCTTATTTCAACCTGGCAGATATAAATCTTATTTTCAGGAAAATCAAAAAAGGAGAATTCGGACAGCTCTTTGCCGAACTGGATGGAATTAAAATACTAAGCTGGTTTGAAGAATATGCACAGGATCGGGCACGGACTGCCGCCGAACTGTCCATGAGCTCTGGAAACCGGTACAAAGAAGATCTTCCCCGGATAAGTAACCGGGGAACGGAAAAAGATAAAAATGCGCAGGCTGTCGGGTTACTGATACAGGAACAGGCAAAGGAGAAAAGCAAATGAATGACTTAACGTATAAACCTCTGAAGCTGAATGATCAGCCCACCGCCATCCAGACGGTTTACGTCCCGGAATATACCCGGAACTGCAGGAAAATACCGAACCTGTATGTAACCGATTTACCTTTTACAGCCGAAACCGCTGTAACAGGCAAAGTGCCCATAATCGGTTACCAGGGAATCACTGACCAGTATTCCGACAATCTGAAAGTGCTGGAGCCGGCTTTCACAAAACTTCTGAAAGAGAAGAAAGTACAAACAGTTGTTTTGCTTTACAATTCCAATGCCGTGGATCCGGCTTTCAAACCGGGCAGTGAGGAAGACCTGGCAAAACCATTGTTCAACATTTACTATGCGGTAAAACGATTCCGGGACCAGCTTAACAGCTTCGATATTGACATTACCCTGATTTATGCCAACATCAAACACCAATTTCTGTTTGAAGGACTGCTCACACTTGATGAACTGGCAGAGAAGCACGGGGAGAAAGTACTGGCCAGTCTTCAGAAGTACAGGGTAAAAAACAATGCCTTTTTTGATTGCATCAACCTGACTGAACTCAGTCTTAACCAGTTGTACAATCATCTGAAACTGAAAGATGTTATTACTTTTTACAGCTATCATTCGAATTTACTCAGGCAGTATGAGTTCACCTATAAATCGGTCCGGTATTGCCACGACGGGGATAAGCTGGAGAAGATCCAGTACACCGATGCAAAACTATACCTCCGGGTTGGTCCGCATTATTACAAGCGGGTAATGATTATGAATGCACACGATGAGTTCGAAGAAGCGCTTAAACCCTGGCAAATTGGTGAAATCGGCCGGGACTATGGGAAAGAGTTCATCAAAGAGATTCCGCGTTATGATTCTTTTGTAAACAAACCGAATAACAGCGGAGAATATCAGCGGATCATAACGACGAACCATAACGGGGTAGTCAGCAACTTATACAACATTTATCATCCGGTTGACTGGGAACCTGTGGCCGGCGAATGGCCAACCATCGAGAAATTTCTCCGGCATATTTTCAGTGCCTGTAATCTTGATGGAGAGGTGCTCTACGAATTCGGGTTGGACTACATTCAGCTTTCCTACCAGCAACCCAGACAGCGGCTCCCGATCCTGGCACTGGTCAGTTCCGAACGCAATACAGGGAAAAGTACCTTTCTGGATTTTCTGAAACTAATCTTTGGCGCGAACATGGCCATCCTAGATAACCAGCGTTTCAATCCCAAATTCACATCGCACTTTGCCGGCAAACTGTTTGTGGCCATTGATGAAGGTCATATTCCGCTGCACGATAAAATCACGAAGGAAATGATTAAGAACATGGCTACCGGTAAAGTGATGTGGCTGGAGGGAAAAGGAGCCAATGCCGAAGTGGTTGAAAATTTTACCCATCTGCTGTTCTGTAGTAACAACGAGCGCAACTTTATGCAGATCGACCCCGGTGAGAACCGTTTTGCCGTATTGAAAGTTCCCAGCTTCCGGAAACAGGGTAAAGCTGATGATCCGGATATCCTGGACAAAATGCGTGGTGAAATACCTGCTTTTCTGAATTTCTTGCAAAACCGCCGGTTGCACTATCCGGTTAAAACAACGCGATTTTGGTTTCCTGACCATGTTTATCTGACGGAAGCCCTGCAGATCGTGATGGACCGTACCAAATCAACCATCGAGAAAGAGCTTGAAGACTGGCTGAATGATGCCTTCCATAATTTCCAGCAGATAGAACTGAACTATACCCTGAATGATATTGTCCAGGAATTAAACAAATCGGCCGAGGTAAGTTTTCCAAAGTCGAAGATCAAGGATTTACTGGCCGAGAACTATAACATTGCACCAGGTGCGAGCCTGAGATATACTTTTTATACAACCGACGACAAGGGGGAACAGGTGGAACAAAACAGAAAAGGGCGTTATTGCACTTTCTATGCAAAAGATTGGTTAAACGACGAAGAATTTAAATTAATATTTGAAAAAATTTTAAATCAAGATGGAAAATTAAAAACAATCAAAATTTATAATTATTAAAAAGTGCGTTCCAAATGTTCCAAATGTTCCGGTATGATTAAATGTATTGATTATTAAAAAATTAACATGGAACATTATTTAAAAAGTACCATGTTCCAAATGTTCCAAATGTTCCAAAAAACGTGAAAGCGGAACAAATGGAACAAAGCGGAACAATTGAATAGTGAAAAGTTCCACTTATTAAAAAATTGATACTCAAAAGAATAAACGCCAAAAATCAGGGCGGAACAAATGGAACAAAAAAATTTAATGTTTCTCAAAATGTCAAAAATTGACAAAAAGTGTAGAAAAATTTTATATAAAATCCACTTCGATGATCAAAATAAATTATTCCATAGGGAGAAAGGGGCGATATACTATTTTAGAGAAGAATTCTTTTTCTCCATTCTTCTTCCACCTTGATAAAAAATTTTTTTTAATATCGTTTGGGAAACGTACTATTGGATAGTTTACAAATTTAATACCTTTATTAATGCAGCATTCACGGAGTTTTTTTATATTCATTTGTTCAATAGGGTATTTTTCGCACGCAAGATCGAAAGCAGTATTAGAAATTTTTTTACTGTTTCTAATTTTTTTTGCTAATCCTTCCAATTCATCATAAGGAAATAAAATTTCCCCTTGATTCATTCTATTGTAGATAATTTCCGAAGCTAATTTGTCATGACGGAATAAATATTTTTGTATTCCCCTAACATTATTCAAATTTTCCCCTTTCTCCATTTTTAATGCAAATCCTTTTTGTTCTCCTGGTCTTTTAAATGGTTGTAAGCCTATAACTGAAAATTTTTTGTTCCCAGTTAAATTTTCATTAAAAGACTCAGGAATAGGGCTGTATCTGTATACGACTCCATAACTTTCAGAATCTATTGGAATATATATATTATTCTTTTTTATACATGTAGCAAAAAATGCCGCTACCCATTTATCGTTTGTGAAATCTAATACATCTGTCTCTAATTCATAGTGTTGTGCTAACCCTAAATAATCTACTTTTAGTGATACCATAACATCTTTTCCAAAATTTTTAAATATGATTCCTTTATTATATATTAATTCAACAAAGGGATGAGTCTGTAGCAACAGTTCAAATTCAGACGATCGAAGGCGGTTTATAAAATAATCAATATCGCTTCTTTCTTTATTGCGGTATATATTAGGAACGCAATTTTCAAAGTATTGTGTCTGTCCACGAAAATATGAGTTAAAACAAGAAGATGTAGGGCCCAATACACATGGACCATTGGGGGTTTCTGGTTTTATTTCAAACTTGTCTTCAGCTCCTAAATTAGAAAAAAAATTCCACCGTCCATCATTCCTGAGTTTTTCTTCTTCACCTGCAATCATATCTAAAATATGTAATATTGTTGGAAGTTTTTTTATGTCTTCGGGGGGCATCTTTTTATTCCTTTCTTAATTCATTTAGGTCAATATTGTGTTTTGTTATAAAGTCAATATCTTTAAGTAATCGTTTACAAGAGTCTACTAGAAGTTTATCTCCAATTTTTTCCGATATTTCCAAAGCCTTTTTACCATATTTTTCAGCCGGCTCCAATTCTGAAAGATTATAGTAAACAGATGCAATCTTTTCAAAACTTTCAGCTTCCCCTCTTTTATCTTCTGCCTTTTTGAAAAAGTCTAATAACAAATTGGCACAATTCATCGCTTCTGTGAAATTTTTGTTTTGATTATGAATGCAGAATTCTAAATTGTATAGAAATGAACGCATGAAAGATTCCTTAGGCGTTAATTCTTTGATTTGTTCAATCAGAACATCAATTTCTTTCGTCATTTTTAACGAAAGATATGTATTTGCTCTTTCATATAATGCGATTACTATTCCCTGTTTAAATTGTTGTTTTTTATATACTCTTTCTGCTTCGCGAAAATGATCAATTGCCAAATATAAAAATCTGTGGCCCCTAAAAACATAGCCGAGTTCCATCAAGACTTTGGCCTCTATTCGTTTATCTCTTTTCTTCTTCGCTATAAACAATGTTTCACTATAATTTTTTATTGCTTCTTCCCATTTCCCAGTTCTAATTAAAATATTTCCATAAGTAATAAGTTCAGCAGCGATATTCGTCTCTTGATTTATTTTTTGATATAATTTAATTGCCTTTTTATTATTGTCTAATGAATTTGGATAATCGCCTATATTTAGATATGAAGTTGCTTTTGAACTTTTAATTTTTGCAACTAAGTAATCGTTTTTTTTAGTGATAATAATTTGTTCCGCCTTTTGGCAGTAATCAATACTTTCTACAAAACGTCCCATGTTATTGTATACACTGGCAAGATTTATATAATAGAGAATCCACAAAAAATGATTATGTGGAATTTTCTGAAGTAATGGATACGTTTTCTGGAGGAAAAAATAAGCCTGAGTACAATTACCATTATCCAAAGCCTCCGTACTTTCTTTATATAGTGTATTTATCGTTTGAAATATATTCATAATTCCATTGATATAAAGTCAAAGAAAGTCAGTTGTTTATTACTTTATTATTAGTATTATTCCTTTGATCATATGCAGAAATCTAACTTATGCAAACCTGCCATTATTTATACAGATTATAACAATAGGTTATATTTTATCGTCAAAATAATCAAGCTTTCCTATTTTCCCTTTTATATATTCTAAATGCTTTGTTTCATCCTGCTTTTCATTGCCTTGCTTGGTCATACCGATGTTTAATCTTATTTGTTCACTCTCAATGTCATAAATAGTCTTATTGATAGATTGCTGTTTTTGATAATATTTATAAGCAATTTCTTCAACTTCGGCTAGGGTGATTTCAGAAATAATAAATCGGTGAATTACTCTATTCCTGTCTTCATAAAGACTAAATAAATCATCAAAAGCAGATTGACTTAATATACCCAAATCAAAAGCCTTTTTATAAATATCCTTTTCTGATTTTTTTTTGTCTGTTGGGCCTTGATATATCCATTCGAGTTCTATTTCATTATTACAGTTATTTAGTTGACTTTTCAAAACTATCCCAATTCTCAATAGTGCATCAATTTGATTTGCTAAAATGCAGGTTGCTTCGATGAATGCTTTATTCTGGATCGCTTTATTCAATATTAAGGCTGTTGCTCCAACTCCTTGTAAAAACATATCAAACCTATAAGAATTAATTGTTGATTGTTTTTTATCATGTTCAATAAATTTGAACTCTGGAAGAATAGAATGAATAATTTTAACCTTTTCTTCAATTGTTCTATTGTCAAGATCTTTGTCTGGATTGTTAGGATGACTAAGCGTGAAAACAACTATTTTATCACTATATTGTTTTACCCATGTTTTTATTGTAAAATCATTGCCATCTGTATCATCTGGAAATCTATAAAAATCAGTATTCCCAACTTTTTCAATCTCAACATCCGAAGATTTTATCAATTGGTCATATTTGTCTTTTTCTTTTTGCGTGTCCAGATAAATAATTATGATTTGAAAAGCATCTGATTTCCAAATTTCATATTCTTGAAATGTGTGAACTTTGTTGTTTTTAAGTGAGTATTTCCATGTCACTGGAACTTTTATTTCAAATGTTGCATTGTTGTCAATAAATCGTTTCATAGTAAAGAATGTCTTTTTTATGCTTCTGACTAACGTCAAAAATTGGTGTTGATTATCAATGTGATGTATTTCTCTTCATTTCTCATTTACACTCTTTTTTCTTGCTCCCATTTTGACGTTAACTTGAGAATTTAATCAAGTTCTCGTGATAGGGAGGATTACTGCTAACGGTAAGTATATGCAAAGTAGTCGATTGCGGGCTTCAAACTTATCAAGTCGTTATAATTTTGAAGCGGGCTACAACCCGCGAGATTACCGCTTTTACGCCTCTTTTGTATATAACATTGTTAGCGGTTCGGTGTTTTTTAGCGGAAATACTGATATCATGTCAATAATAAAATTATTAACTAATCTTACCTTACCTGTAATTGTTTCAGAGTCTTTTCAGTGAAGAAACATTGAAACAAATTCAATAGAAAGTATGTCATTTAGATTTTTCATTTTTCCATTTTTCAATGTCTTCAACTACATGAGGCATTCCATGTCCGATAGTATGTCTAGCCGCATGTCCTCCTGGAAAAGGGATGCTCCCTATTATAATAGCTCCTCCTACAACAACAACTGTTGCTTGTGCAACAGTTCCAACAATTTGTTTTAATACATTTTTTGCCATAATGGTTAGTTTTTTACTAATATCAGTAACTATAATTATTTTTGAGTCTTTCTTGATTTCTAACAAGATTGAACTCACTGGATATTTTCAAATCCTAGTGAAAAATAAACTTGAAAGAACAGAAAAATCCTATGCTTTTTTCAGTCTCACACAGGTTTGTCGAATCTCACTTACACTAACCTCAATCTGTTATATGTCAACTAAAGTTATCTCATATCTCCTTTCTGGGAGGAGATATGTCTACTTTCTTATTTATATCAGTAAAAACTACCTATTAAAATTAAATCAATTCTTTCCCAAAGTCCAGCATTTTTTATGAAAATATGTTCTGTTTTTTTATTCACCCGGTTGTCTTCCTGCCAAAAAATTAATACACAGCCGTTTGTTTGAAAAAAGCAGACAAAAAAGACCGGAAATCCTTTGAAAATCCTTATTCCGGGATTAATTTAGAAAAAACAGGAAAACAGATGATAAACATTGACTTATCCACCAAGCCACAGATAACCATAGACCTGGATCCTATCCTGGAAGCCTTCTGCAGGTACGTTTTTAAAGTACCTTCCATGCAAAAGGAAATCGTGATCAGCCGGAACCACGACATCGGCAAACTGATCTGTTCAAATGTCATCACCAGGGACCTGCCGGTAAAACGTCCCTGCCTGGATCATCCGGTTACATTTATTTTGCCGGTAAACAAGGTGAACCATAATTCCGTCCGGTTCCATTTTCTGTTTGTGTCGAACTGGGGGGAACAAAAAATACAGGACGGGATCGATTACGAATACCGTACCTGGGTGAAACGGAAATTTGAACGCGGTTACGAAATGGGCATGAGTCAGGATAAAATTATTGAAGCTGTTTTACGGGGTCTGAACGTACGGAATAATACAGCAAATTTCGATGCAATTAAAAAAATTGACTACCGGAACCGCCGTAAAGCAGAGGAAAAACGCTTTGAGAGTCTTTTAACAAACGAATAGACAGTAAGTTATAAAAAGATTTAATCCCAACTGTCGAAAAACAGTGCAGATGCGATTAAAAATTTAACCATGAATGCAGCAGTAATTACCAAAATAGGGTACCGTTTTTCAGAAGATGATGAGTTTTCATCCGTCAGCATCATTCCGGAAAGCGGAACCCTGAGCGAAGAGACGTCACAGACCCGTGCCGGTTTGTTATATACCACGACGATCGAATTTAAGATAGCCCAATCATCGGCAGACAATGATCAGGTACTGAAAGCCCTGACGACCCGGCACGCACAGTACCAGGTAACCGATGCAAACGGCACCGTTTACCTTGCCGGCAGTTCCGTGTATCCGGCCCGGATGCTTTTTACCCGCGGCGTAAAAGGTACCTCCTCTTCGTTTAACGGGTACGAATGCAAAGTCACCGTCAAATCGCCGGATGGCTGTACAGTTCAATAATACAAGTCCTTTATTTCGCCTTGTTTCTGTAATAATGTTGTAATGCGGATTAAAGCATTACAACCATGCACAAAAAATATTATTCAGTCCAGAACAAAACTTCCGATTCGGCAGACATCCTGATCTACGGGGTGATCGGTGATTCCTGGTTCGAGGAATCCGTTACGGCCCGGCAGTTTGTGGCCGACCTGAAAGCCCTTGAAAAGGAGTACAAACGGATCAACGTCCGGATTAACTCCCCCGGCGGTTCTGTCTTTGACGGGCTGCCGATCTTCAATGCCATCCGGAACTCGAAAGCAGAGATCCATACCTACAACGACGGCCTGTGCGCTTCGATGGCAGCCGTGATCCTGCTGTCAGGCAAAACCGTTCATTCGGCTGACAATGCCCTGATGATGCTGCATTCCCCGATCTCTGGCGTGTACGGCAATGCCGCTGACTTTGCCCAGGTACTGGAAATGCTGACCAAGGTTCAGGACAGCCTTGTTTCGTGTATCACCGGCCGGAGTTCAAAGAACGCCGATGAGATCAAAGCCGCTTACTTCGATTACAAAGACCACTGGCTGAATGCCGATGAAGCCGCTGAAGAGAAATTTGTGGACGAAATTGAGGCGGGAACACAAAAGGTATCGGACAAAGTCACCTCTATGCCTTTTAACCAGGTGGTCGAACAGTTCGATACGCTGATTAAGGGACGTAGTTTCTTTGACCGGTTTTTTACCCATGCACACGACTTTTTTTCACCAAATACAATTGATATGGATATAAAAAAACTTACCAAAGCCTGCGGGTTGCCGGATGATGCAACCGAACAGGACGTTCTCGACTGGATCGCAGAACATGGCACACCGGAACCGGAGGAAGACCCGGAAGACGATCCGGAGGAAGACCCGGACGAAGAACCTGACACTGATCCTGACGAAGATCCTGAAGCGGATCCGGATGAAGAGCCGGACACTGACCCGAAAGACCAGGAGATAGCCCGTCTGAAAGCTGAAAACGAAGCTCTGAGAAACTCTCCCGGAGGAAAGAACAAAAAGGTTGTCAAACAAACCGATTCGAAAAAGACAAAAACAGCAGACTCCACATTCGAGACGTATGCCAATGCGAAAAAGATGTGGGATGCCGTAAATGAAGTGGCCGATTAATTTTAAAATTCTGAAATATGCCAACTGTATCACATGTAGAACTGAACAAAGCAGCCCAGAAATTTCGTAATGAGCTGCTGATAATGGCCGTTATCGGCCTGGACCGAACCCTGCAGCACATGACCCTGCGTACCGGTATCCGTTACAAGGAAACGGTCGGTGAGCTGAGCGGTCCGGTAGAACTGATGCCCTATACCGGTAAACTGGAAAACGATGATTATGAAACGGACGGGATGGACATTAACGGCCGTGATCTGGAAACTCATCTGGGGCAGGCCATCAAACTGTTCGATCCGAATACGCTTGTTTCTTCCCTTTACGGCTCTGCCGTTACCAAGGGGGAAGCCCTGAAGAATGTCAATATCAACCAGGCCGTACTGACCCTGATGATGCGTAAAATCAGCAAGGGACTGAACAAGTCCATTTTCAGTGCCGTACGGAATTCTGCCGGTAAAACCACGGCAACCCTGTTTAACGGTTTCGATACCATTACCGGTACTGAAATAACCGCCGGTAACATTGCAACGGGTAAAAGTAACCTGTACAGTTTTACCGAAGCCATTAGCGAAAACAACGCGGTTGATGCACTGAAAGCCCTGTACGAAGCAAGTTCGGACGAACTTCAGGACGAACCTTCGAAGCTGTACCTTTCCAAAGCCCTGTACAACGCATACAACAAGGATTATCAGACCACGGTCGGATCGATTCCTTACAACAGGGAATACAAGAAAACATTCCTGGAAGGAACTGACGACAACTGCGAACTGGTACCCCTGATCGGGAAAAAGGATACTCCTTACATCCACCTGTCCACCAAGGCAAACATGCTGGTCGGAGTCAACCAGCAGGGAGAGGAAGAAAAGATTGAAGTCCGCCGGGGTGATAACCCGTTTAAACTTCAGTTTGTTACTACGATGTTCTTCGGAACCCAGTTCGAATCAATCAGTCCGGAACGTCTGATGGTCGGTAAGTTATATGTTGCAGAAGGATAGGAGGCTGAATCATGTCAGATAATTTTGGAAATTTAGACTGGGAAGACGGACAGGTATCCGTTCCCGGTATTTATCCGAAACTGTGGTATGTACCCAAATCGTGGATTACAACCTGGCCGCAGCTGGCCAGCGCTCCTGCTTCTGCAGCTGCAGAAGTGACTTATGCAGGAGACTTTACCCTGGAAACAGTTGAAACAGTTGCCAAAGTCTGGAAACGGATCAACTGCATTGACATTAAATCAGAGCCAACGTCAGAACAGCAGGGCGAGGTAAGATGTAAATCATACCTGAACAAGCTGAAAGTTGTTGTTTCGCTGACCAACGAGGAAGCCACGGCCCTTGCCAAGCTGGCTGCCAATTCAGATATTGTCTGGATATTCCAGGAACGCGATTCCGGAAAATTCAGGGTCTGCGGTTCCGAGAAATTTATGGTTACCACGAAGGTAACGTTGAATATCGGCGGAGCTGTTACTGCAGAGAAAGGAACAACCATCGAGATTGAAGCAACCGACGTATGCCCGTTCCCGTTCTATGACGGACTGATCACGGATGATGAAGGCGAGGTTAACGCCGCCGCCGCATAGCAATACTCCGTTTTACCGAAAGGCAGTCTTTCCCGGCTGCCTTTTTTATTGTCCTTCCCCGGTAATTACCGGCAGGGTAAATTCAAAACAGAAAAATTCAGAATAAAAAATGCAAGAGTATGGTAAAATTAGACGAATGGTTTAAAACCAAAGATTACGGGATCGGCCTTGCTATATTGGGTCAGAACTCGAAAAACAGGATCCTGCTCCAGAACCTGAGCCGTAAACCCAATCCGGCCAAACTGGAATATGAGTTAAAGAAAATTGCCGGTCGAAACGGGATCAGCCTTACACCTGAAGCTCCCGAAGAAAATAAAGGTGAAGCCGGCAGTCCTGAAACTCCTCCTGAAGACGGAACAGCAGAAGGAACACCCGGAGAAACAAAGACTGATTCTTCACCGGAACAATCCGGTCAGGAAGGCAATGAAAATGCCGGCGGAGAAAACAATCCGGAAGAAAAAGAGGAAAACAGTCCGGATGATGTGAAAGAAAAGAAACTTGCCGAACTGGAATCAGACGCTGAAGACATCGTATCAGACAAACTATCCGACCTGGAAGCGGATGCCGATGATTTGGTAACGGATAAGATGAAAGAGCTGGAAAAAGCCGCTGATGAACTGGTATCCGGGAAAACGAAAATAATCCGGAACGGAAAAGAAATCAGCTATGACGAGCTGCCGGCAGAGATAAAAGCCCGCTGGGACCAGAACAGGGATGATTACAAGGAAATCCGTGCTCTCCATGAAAAACTGAAGCTGATGGAACAAGCCACTCCGGAAGACCGTCAGCCGCTTACACAGCGGATCAGTGACCTGGATGAACAGATCCGGGATAACTGGGAAGTCATTGACTCCTGGCAGCCCGGAACCGGGAACGGGGAAAACGAAACGGCCAGTCCGGAGATCGATCACAAACGGATACAGGCAAACCGGAAATATATCAGCACCAACCTGAAAAAACTTCAGGAACTGACAGATAGTGTCAAAACCGCTGCTATCGTTACAGAACTGCAAAACCGTTATGACGAGCTGAAAACTGCCGGTGAGACGGTTGCCCAGGAAACGATTGACGAACTGACCAAAGCCGGTGTGAAATGTTAGAAAACGTCCGGCGGCTCATTCAACCTTTGGCCTGTAAAAAGATACAGGCCTATTTTTCATCTGAGTTCCAGCTTTATCACCTGCTGGAGTTCATCCTGGAACAGACCGGTACGGCCCGTGTTCTTCTTACCACCTTTTCGGTGTCCGAAGAATTTGTCCGCAAGCTGGTACAGATGAAAACTTCAGGTTTAATCAGCAGCCTGGCGGTCATTGCCGACCACCGTACAGCGGTAAAAGCACTCCGGCTGACCCTGTTTACCAACAACGTAGCCGAAGAGCTTTTGCTGGGAAATAACCACGCGAAGGTTCTGCTGATTGAAAACGATTCCTGGAAAGTATCCGTGGTCACCAGTCAGAACCAGACGCGCGGAAACCGGATTGAGTGCGGGATGATCTGCACTCTTCCGGAGATCTATAACGATCTTATCAAAGCTATTTCTGCAGAACAGAATAAAATGATTAATGCCAATGCAGTATTCAGCGGAACAGTTAAAACAGATTAAAGAGCTGGCCTCCCAGCTGATGCGTCCGGATCATATTGCCCTGCTGACCGGTGTGGATCCGGAAGAGCTGAAACGGAAGATCAAACACAAAGGCAGCGAAGTCTGGAAAGCCTACGAAACCGGTAAAGCAGAAACTATCCTGGAACTGAGAAAACAGGAAATCAAACTCTCAAAGCTGGGCAGCCCGCTGGCGGTTGACATGGTTCGCCGTTTCATCGTTGACCAGGAGGAAAACGAATAAACATGCCACGACCTGCGACACTGGAAATATGCAAACAGCACCTCTATTCGGATATCGACCAGGTGCCTGCAGCCTACCGGGAACGGATCAAACGGCTCCGGGTAGGTTATGCTTACTGGTATGAGTTCCCCACCAAAACCGAAACGGAGATCCGGGACCAGCTGATAAACGAATTTGACATAGCCAAAAGCACGGCCTACGAAGACATCCAGATTATCAAAGTGCTGCTCGGGGACATCAGAAACCCGTCCAAGGAATGGATCCGTTTCCAGGTGAATGCCATGCTCGATGAAGCCTATAAACTGGCCAGACACAAGAAAGACCCCAAGGCGATGGCCCTGGCTGCCGATAAAAAGGGAAAATACAACATGCTGGACAAACCCGATGCCGAACCGCTACCGTTTGACCAGATCGTCCCGCAGAACTTTGAGCCGACCGACGACCCGACACCGCTTGGGATTAAGAAAGACCCGGACATCCGGGAAAAGAAGCACAAAATGCTTGAAAAATACATGGAAGACATTGAAATAGTTGACGTACCCTACGAAGAACTGATTAAAGATGACCGAAACGAACCGGAAGAAAATATACTTCAATGATCCGCAGCTGGAGTTTATGTACACCGGCGCCCATACTTCGGTCATTGCCGGCGGGCGAAGGCTGGGAAAATCACACGGTTTTGCCGCTCCGTTTATGCTTCGCAATGTCCAGCAGATGCCCCGTTCCACCGGTGCAATTGTAGGTTCAACCTATCAGCAGATCCTTTCCCGTACTTTGCCCGGCACTCTCCAGGCGCTGGAAATGTTCGGGTTTAAACGGGATGTTCACTTTTACATCGGTCACAAACCGGATAAAAAAAGCAATTTTAAGACCCCGCTCATTGATCCGTCGAGTTACGAATATTCAATGATCTGGTACAACGGAACGATTATTCGTTTTATCACCCAGGACCGCCCCGGAACATCCAACTCCCTGACCCTTGACTGGCTTTCACTTGATGAAGCCAAATTCCTGAAGTTCCAGAAGCTGAAAGAAGAAACCTTCCCGGCCAACGGCGGTTTTAAAGGTCATTTCGGGAACTGCCCGTGGCATCACGGGATGCTGATCATTTCCGATATGCCCACCACCAAAGCCGGCTCCTGGTTCCTGACCTACAAAGACAAGATGGATCCGGAGCTGATTGAAACCATTCACGGGCTGGTCTATGAACGCTGGGAAGTACAGCAGCGCATGAAGGCGGATCCGAAGCCCTATCACGCCGCTTATCTGCGTGAACTGGATATTGCCCTGGCCAAGTTGCGTTCGGTGGCTGTCTATTATCACGAGTGGTCCAGTATCGAGAACCTTTTGCTTTTAGGTGAACGTTATATCAAGCAAATGAAGCGGGATCTGCCCCCGCTGGTTTTCCAAACATCAATACTTTGTAAAAAAATGAATAATCAAAAAGACAACTTTTACGCGGCTATGAGTGAAAACATCCATTACTACGATGCTTTCGATAACAGTTACCTGGACAGCCTGGACTACAGTTACACGGAAAGCAGTAACAACTGCCTTCAGGACGGCGACCTGGACAGGGACAGGCCCATCTGTATCGCCTTTGACTACAATGCTAATATCAACTGGCTGGTTTGCGGACAGCGGCAGGGAATCAAAATGAAAACCCTGAAATCGTTCTACGTGAAGTATGAACGGAAAGTCCGGGAACTGGTGCAGGACTTCTGCTCTTATTACCGGTACCACAACAAGAAAGAAGTAATCTATTACTACGACAATACAGCTCTTGGTACCAACTATGCCGTGGGTGAAGATGACTTTGCCTCGGTTATCTGCTCGGAGTTTGAACGCCTGGGCTGGTCGGTCGAGCGGGTACACCTGGGTAACCCGATGCCCCACAAGGACAAACACCTGATGATCTACCAGGCAATGAAAGGACAGCGCTGGCTGTTCCCTTTGTTTAACAAATCCAACAATGAAGCCCTGCTGCTGGCTATGGAAAACACAGGCATCCGCATTGGCCCGAACGGATTCACAAAAGACAAATCCGGAGAGAAGCTGGCCGAATCGGAAGAAGACCTGCTCGAACATCGTACCGACGGAACCGATGCCTGGGATACACTCTTTATCGGCATGAACAAGTTCCCGGTCAACGATGAGTACGATGACTCCGTGATCAGCATCTTCCGGTAATTACCCATGCACACACGATCGCCCGCACCGGCGGCTTTATCTGGAATCATTCCGGATAAGCAGGCATATTGCAGCCCGGAGGAAGGAGGTAATTACCTCTTCGGGTTCAGGGCGGTGCGGGGTCTTTATCCGGACAGATCAAACTTTTTTGAAAGTTTGGCAAAATAATTTTTTGATGTTCAGCAACATACGTTTTTAAACCCCGGAAAGTGATTAAATCGGGCTTTGATTACTTTTTTGCCGGAAAATTTCTGATCACAGGCACAGCCTTTTCAGGATGGAAACAGGAGTCTGTTTATATGTGTAACTAACTGAAATACAATTCTATACAAAATTTTACCTCTTGCACAGGTGGAAAATTCTTTGTACTTTTAGTATTAGAAAATGAGAGGGAAACCAACCCATTTTCACCCGAAATGAATGTTTAATTAAAAAATTGAAAAATGAGCGAGAAGAAAGAAACTGCATGCGTGCAGAACGGGAAAAGTACACCCGTAAAAGAAACCCCAAAAATGGAAGTAGTAAAAGACCCGACCGTGGAAGAGTTACAAAAGAAAGTGGACGAACTGACTAAAAGGCTGAGCACCATTCCTGAAAAGCTGGAGGACCGGATAGAGTATTTTAACAGCAAAAAGGAGCTGATCCGGAAGCTGTCCCGCCTGCAGGAGAAAAGGGCAACCCTTGAAATGCACAAAGACGCCCTGAATGACCTTTCCCTGAATGACGGGTTTGAGAATGAGGATTACAGTCTAATTATTGAAGGTAAGGACGGGTACAGTAAAAAGTCACTCTTTGAGCTGAAAAACCCGGTACTTATTGCCGAAATGATCGGGTTTGTTTTAGGCCGGATGGATGTGAAAATAGCTGCACTGGAAAAGGAAATTGCAGCGTAAGAACAGAGAAGGGGCATTTCTGCCCCTTTTACCCAAAATGTTGAATGTTTAATCTTAAAATTGAATTAAGACCATGACCAAAACCAGCAAAAAAAGCAGAAAAGAACAATACACGGAGAACCGGAAAGCGCTGATAGCCCAGTCCAGACTAATACGGGTACTGATTGAAACCGGGGAGTATGACAGTGTAAACGAGGGGTTGAAAGATTTGATTTGTGAGAAAAACCCGGAAATAAAGGAGCTCCGGACGTTCGGGCAGTGGAAGGAAGAAGGGTACACGATAGTAAAAGGCAGCCGGGCATTTATCCTGTGGGGGCAGCCCCGGCAGATTAGCCAGGTACCGGAAGGGGAAACGGAACCGGAAGAGTTCAAATACTGGCCGCTGTGTTACCTGTTTGCCGATACACAGGTGTATAAACGGGAAGCCGGAAAGGCAGAACCGGTAAAACAGGAGAAGCCGGCCAGGCAGAGGCATTTTTCCGAGCCGGTGAACGCAGATGATATAATATAAACCGGAAAGGCTTAGTTTTTTTCGTGCGGTTTTTTGAGAATGAGCCTCTAATTAATCTGAAAAAACCAAGGGTTCAGGGTTTGACCGGTATAAAACCCCGCAGGGTGGCTTTTGGGCCTCCCGGCGCGCCTGATATGGTATTCCGTGCCCCTGCCGTTTACACCGGCATTTTTGTTTCCAACAAAATGTTTTTTCCTTCGTCGAAAACAGGCACTCTATCGGACTTGTTTAATGATTTTTGACGGCCCTACGGGTACTTACAAAAAATCTGTTTTTGTATATTTATCTCTTCATTCGTACCATTCTGGAATTGAAACTATCGGTAGCCTGTAATTTTGCAAACCGTTCCGGTCTTCCAATCGTACCAAAGTGGATAACATTCAGAGCCTTGTCTTAATAAAACAGGGCTTCATTTTTTTAGTGATATTTCTGTAACTTGCTGGATATTTTTAATAAAAGGACTATAAATGAGAAAATTTTTATCAACATGCATGTTGTTTGTAATGCCATTATTTATATGGGCTCAAAATTATAGCTATAAGAGTGAAATTATTGAAGTCCCAAATAAGACAGCTGATGAGATATATTTGAAAGCAAAAGAATGGTTTGCTCTTAGTTTTAATTCAGCAAAAGATGTTATTCAGATGGATGAACGCCCAACAACTATAATTGGAAAAGGGACGGTATCTGTTAATTTTCCGACAGAAGTTATGAAAAAAACATTTTTCATTCCTATGTTGGTAAACTTTACATTTTCGTCAAAGTTTAAAGATGGAAGATGCAAGTATGATCTTATTATAACAGACGTTAATTCTTCCAACTCTGGATACCCCACTCAATTATTTTTAAATTACGTAAATGGGAGTACAATTGAAGGAGCTAAAGCAAATTTTGAAAAAACAAATATGCAAGGAGTAAAAATTACCGATAAAATGCTCATTAATGCTACTACTTCATGCAAATGTTTTTGCGACAGTACATATGCAAAAATGGATTCGTTGATTCAGGATTTTAAGACCACTATAGTATCTGAATCAACAGAAAATAATTGGTAAAATAGAATTAATTCTTGGATAACCTGCAAACGCAGTAAGAAAATCCCTGCTTCCGGTTATCCAGATAATTCCTATCTTTACAACGCACAACACCATTTTAGAACCAGAAGGACGGATTGGGTCAAACGCATGGCCCTTTCTGTCTTATAACATTTATCCTTCTGGGGTGTGTTGTGCAAAATAAGATAGGAGGGCCTTTTTATGAATAGCACAGAATACCAGGAGCGGATTTATAACTTACTGGAAAAATTGGAAAAAGACTTGCCGGAAGCTCAACGCCTGATGATCATTGCGGAAATCAGGCACCTGCTTTCGGCTTTTTTTGTCGGTTAAGGTGTCCTTTTCCACCCTGTCCTGCAGGTCTATCTTTCCGAAAAAAGAAAGATATGCTGCACCTGTCAAATGCACGGAAAATAATTGAAAGCGGGGAGCCTTTTTCCTGTTCGTTCTGGAAAAAGAACGGGGAAATCGTTCATGCCGAAAATGTGGTGTGTACCAGCTCTTATTTTTACGGGAATACCTTTAACCTGAAATGGCTGGACTCCGGTGAGTTCCGCAAGATAAAAGCAATACTGATATTCAATGTCTGCGGAGAGGAGGTCTTTGTATGAAAAACAAACCTTCAACAAAGAGAGCTCCGGCATCCCCGGAGCAAAGCCAGGCCGATGAATCTGTTTCGTTCGGCGTTCACGTTATACAGGGCAGCAATAACGAGGCTTTTGCCGCCCTGATTACGGAAGATACCCGCCGTATTTTCGATTATGAGGATGTGAGGCCCCGTAAGATAAAAGAAGGCTTCCGGGGGTATGTTCCCTGGGGCGACGACAATGAACAGCCTTATAAAATGCTGGAAAAAATCAGGGATGATGAAGTAATGTCGTCGAACATGTGGTTTAATGTGACCACTGCCTACGGCCGGGGGTTCCAGGTGACCAACCCCGACGGCTCAAAAGTGACAGACCCGGCCATTAAAAAATTTTTCCGGAGAAATAACCTGGTTAAATTCTGGGCCGAACAGTTTACCGACATCAAACATTTCTTTTTTTCGGTACTGGTTATTATCCTGGACAAGGAAGGGAAACAAATCGTACAGATCAGGCATAAGGAAGCTATCAACTGCCGGTTTGAGACCTGTAACAACAACGGGGATATCGAGCATGTTTTTTATGCAAGCTGGAAAGACAGTCCGGGTGATGATGATACCGACGCTATTCCCCTGCTGGACATGGACGATCCGGTGGGTGACCTGATGGTCCGCCTGGGCAAAGAACCAAGTCCGGAAACCGGCAAAAACAAAAAGCCGACCAAAGACCGCATTTTTGCTATCGTGAACCGTATCCCGACAGCCGGCGAAAAGTATTACCCGTTTCCGTATTACTGCAGTACGTTCAACTCGGGATGGTCGAAGCTGAAAGCAATGATCCCGGTAGCGAAACTGGCGAAGATGACAAACGGAATGTCTATCAAATACCTGGTTGAACTGCATAAAGACTATTTTCACAAATTGTTTGAGAGCGAAAAGATTACCGATCCCCAGAAGAAAAAAGAACGCCGCACACTGGAGGTAAACAATATTAAGGAATTCCTGTCGGGGATTGACAATCAGGATAAATCGTGGTTTTCGACTTATTACATTGACCCGAACGGGAAAGAACAAAAGATGGTCCGTATTGAAAGGCTTGATAAGGACAAGGAAGGCGGCGACTGGATTGAAGATTCAGAGGAAGCGGCAAACATTGTTTCATACTCAATGGGCGTTCACCCCTCGCTGATCGGCAGCTCGCCGGGAGCAAACAAACCCATTAACGGGACGGAAGCCAGGGAACTGTTTACTATGAAACAGGCACTGGAACGACTGACCCGCGATATTATGCTCCAGCCTTTTTATATGCTGAACGATGTGAACGGCTGGGATCTGGAATACGACATTCCGGATCTGATGCTCACCACTCTTGATGAAAAGACAGACGCCAAAGAAGTAAGTACAAAACAACAAAATACGCAGGACGATGATACTGAAGACGCTTGAACAGTTCCAGACGGCCATCCCCACCACGGTGGCCATTGAAAATTTTACGGATGTGGAACCGTATGTCCGTACAGCCGAACTGTGGATACAGAACCAGGTACTCGGCCCGGATTTGTATAAGCTGGTTGACGAACTGGAAGATCCGGCGGACGACAATGCCACCCTTCAGCAGATGTGCCGGTCTGTGATCGGGAATCATGCCTTTTGGGATGCAATTCCTTTTCTGGACCTGGTACTGACAAACAACGGTTTTGCCGTTATTTCGGCTGACCACAAAGTGCCGGCCAGTAAAGAACGGGTGGACCGGCTCCGCGACCAGTGCCTGATCCGCCGGGACTCGGAGGTGGAACTGTTAATCACCTGGCTCGAAAATCACAGCGATTATCACGACGAGTGGAAAGGTTCCCCGGCCTATTCGGTAATGACGGACTGCCTGATCCGGACAGCTACCGAACTGCAGCAATACGGGCAGTGGACAGGCAGCCGGAGTGATTTTCTGCAGCTGCGGCCAAAGATGATCCAGGATACCATGATGCTGCTGGAACCGGTTATCTCGAAAGACTACCTGGAGGAACTGATCGAAAAACAACGGGACGTCGATGCCACAAACGCGGACAAGAAATTACTGGAACTGCTGAAATACGCCCTTGGTTCGATGCTGAACGGGAACCCGCAGGCAGCAGAGAAAATAACGGCTGATGCACTTCGCTATATGGATAACAATCTGACCGAATTTCCGACCTACACGGCCAGCAGTGAATATAAAGCCCGGCTGGCATCCGGGTATGTAAATGAAAAGGAGTCAACAATTTTTTCAAGCCTGTTCTGATGGAATTACGAATAACAATGCCACAAAGTACATCTGATTTAAAACCCCTGGAACTACGGTATATATCCCTCCTTTTCCTGCAGGGATATTCCGGAACGGAATTCCTGGTAAAAGCCTTTTTGTTCCTTTCGGGAATCAGACTGCAGGCAGACATGAAACCGGAACCGGACGGGGCACGGTGGTACCGTCACCGGTCGCTGAAAAAACCGTTTCTCCTGGAAGCGGATAAACTTTCGGAGATGGCCGGGCATTGCCGCTTTCTGCTGGAACCCGGCGAAATACACCCGCAGCGGTGGATCGGCCTGGCCAGGGCACGGCATTTCAGGCTGTACAATGCCACTTTCGAAGAATACCTGATGGCGGAAAACTATTATTTTGCCTATATCCGGACAAAGAAAGACCGGTACCTGGACAACCTGGTATCGTGCCTGTACCGCCGTCCGTGGCAACGCTGGGACGCGGCCAGGATACAGAAACGGGCCGGGCAGTTCCGGAACGTGAAACCGGAGGTAAAAAATGCCGTGTTTATGTGGTATATCGGTTTCCGGTCGTATGTGCCCAAACGCTGCCCTGAACTGTTCTCGGGACGTAAATCAAAACGCCCGTTTAACGTGAGGGAATACATTAACGGGATGGTTCACCAGCTCAGTAACGGTGATATAACGATTAAAGACAAGTTGCTCCGCCGGCCGGTCTGGGATGCCCTGGACGAACTGGAACAGAGGGCCATCGATTATGAACTTTCAAAACCTGATTAGCCATGTTCGATCCGATTCAATATATGCAGACAATTCACGGGAGCCTGAAGCTGACAAAAGACAAATACTGTTTTACCCGTGTATCCGGCGTTTCCGCTCTGGAGGAGGTGCTTGAAAATTTTAAACGGAACAAATATTTTTTTGCCGTTGATGACAGCCAGGACGGGATTACTTTCCGTTCCGGGGGCTCTTACTTTGAGCGCCGGCCCTACACGGTTTTCATCCTTGGCCGGGCAGAATACGGTAACATGGAACAGCGGGAAACGGTTATGGAAGAGGCAAAAACCATTTACCGCAGTATCCTTTCCAGGCTGATCCGGGACAAACTGTCCATCCCGGTGCTGAACATGGAAAATATCCGGTTTTATGAAGTACCGCCGGCCTTTGCCTTTGGCTGCAGCGGCCTGTATTTTATTTTCACAGTGGAAAATCCGGTTAACCTGGTGTACGATGCAGCCGAATGGGACAGTTGATATAAACCAGACCATCGAGGCCTGGGCTGACATTGTTCTGGAAAAATGGCACGCAAAAATCACAGAGTTAAAGGTTTTCGATAAGGGAAACCTTAATAACTCCCTTTTACATGATTTTCTTGTCAATGCAGGAGACGACATTGATAAGATTGAATTTTCCTTTAAACTGTATGGTATTTTCGTGGATATGGGGGTGGGCAAAGAGCTATCGAAAGGCAACAGCGGAGACATGGGGCACACCCCGACCCGGAAGCCCAAAGAATGGTATTCGAAGAAATATTACGGGCAGGTGATGCGTTTGCGCGAGATTCTGATGGAACAATACAGCAGGGCAATTACCTTTTCAATGATCAACACCCTTTCGGCAGACTTTGACCAGCGATATATAGACAAAGAAGGAAAATTTAATATTCATGCCCGGACCGCCTCCGGTCTCCGGACGGTCCGTTACCGGCAGGTAACCAATACCCGTACTGCTCGGAATTATCAGCGCCGCCGGGAGATGCCAGGCCGCTGGAGAAACAATTATAAAACCTGGAAACCGGATTGATTTTTCTGTTTAAAAATAAAACAGAGAAAAAGAAGTTAATACGAAAATGTTGCATATTTACGCAACATTTTCGTATTTTTGTTACGTATTTCTTTTGAAGAAAAAGCTATGAGTGATTTTACCAAGCCCGATTTTGATATTAGACTGCTAAAAGATGCAGACGATTTTATTAGAAGTTTAGATGCAGAAACAAAAAAACATATCTATTTGAAATTGCGTAAAGCTCAATTTGAGAACGATCCGCGTAAATTTTCAAAAGTAAGAGGTGAAATATGGGAGTTTCGCATCCCATTTAAAAAAATAGCTTACAGGTTCTATGCTTTTTGGTGCAAAAAAAACAATTCGCTTGTGGTTGCCACACACGGAGTTAAAAAAAAGCAAAACAAAGCATCTAAAAACGATATAGAGAAAGCAGAAAGAATAATGATTAAATACTACGAAACGTATTACTAAAAAATTATAAAAACAGAAATGTCATGAAAAAATTAACTTCTGATCCTTTATTGGAATCAATTTCAATAGAGGATGCTATTAACAGGGACATCGGTAAGATAGGCACCCCGGAACGGGACGATTTTGAAAATCAATTAAAAATTGAATTGCTTGGCGCTGAAATAAAACGTATCCGTACCGAAAAAAATCTTACACAAACGGATCTTGGTGAAAAAATCGGGGTAACAAAATACCAGATTTCAAGAATTGAATCTGATACCACACATGCCAATATACAGACAATTATAAAAGTGCTAAACGGTTTGGGAAAAGAATTGTCATTTAATATTTTTTAGAAGAAATACGCTATGGAGATTTTTCTTGCTTTCTGTGTTTTTGCCGTTATTGTTGCGGCCATCTGGGTAAAGCTGGACAAAAAGGGCCGCTGGATGCGATAAATTAAATACTTAAATAGTTTTTCAGCCCGGTAGTTTCATACTGCCGGGTTTTTTTGTGTCCTTTTCCTGGCTGAGTCCATAAAGCATATTTGCTGTATCTCAAAAAGATGAGTTATGGCAAGTATCAATGAAGAAGCAAGGATCCCGGTATATATCAATGACGAGCAGGCCAAATCGGCTTTGATCACGCTCCAGGGAGAAGCTGAAAAATGGCGGAGAAAGATGTACGAGGCAATGAGTTCAGGCGACCTGAAGGGAATGAAGGATGCTGAACGTGAGCTGAAAAACGTTAACAAACAGGTTTCCCAGCTCAAAAAAGATGCTTTTGATGTAAATAAAGTTCTGGACAATCTTTCTTCTGCCTCGATGAAGGATTTGCGTAAAACGGTACAGCAGCTTAACAGGGAGATGGACGGGCTGAACAGGGATACAAAAGAATATGCAGCCCTGAAGGAAAAGCTCCAGCTTGTACGGACAGAAATGGGCGGAATAAACAAGACGATCCGCGAGCAAAGGGGACTGATCAGCAAGACAGCAGATTTTGTAAACCGGTACTGGAGCATAATAACCGGCGCCGGTGCCACGCTGGTCGGGGTGAAAATGACCATCGACAAAGCCACGGAATCGTTTGGAAACTTTGAGGAGCGTGTGGACAACCTGTCCGCGCTGACCGGTCTGGCCGGTGAGAACCTGGAATGGCTTGAAGACCGTGCAAAAAAGCTGTCCACATCCACCCTGGAAGGAGGTATCCGGGTAAAACAGGGAGCACAGGAGATTATAGACGCCTTTACCAAAACCGGTTCTGCCCGTCCGGAATTGCTGAAAAACAAGGAAGCACTGTCGGCAGTAACAGAGGAGGCCATTATCCTGTCGAATGCTGCAAAAACCGACCTGCAGCCCGGTATTGAAGCCCTGACCATGATGCTGAACCAGTTTAACGCCCCGGCCTCTGATTCCCGCAGGATCATCAATGCCCTGGCTGCCGGATCCAAAGAAGGGGCCGGCGAGATTCCTTACCTGACAACGGCTGTGGAAAAATCCGGGACAGTGGCAGCCGATGCAAAATTGAATTATGAAACCCTGATTGCTACTATTGAAACCCTGGCCCCGCGTATTACACAAGCTGAAATTGCCGGGCGGTCGCTCAAAGGGGTTATCCTCGATATGCAAAAGGGGGCAGACGATATTAATCCCTCAATTGTAGGTTGGACAAATGCCCTGGAGAACCTCCGGAAGAAAAACCTTTCTGTTACCGAACTTACAACAATGTTCGGAACGGAAAATATCACCACGGCAAAGATCCTGCTGAACAATGTGGATGAACTGAAAAGGTATGAAACAGCCGTAACGGGTACGAACGTGGCCATTGAACAGGCAACAATCAATACGGATAACCGGAATGCAAAACTGGCCCAGGCAAAAAACCGACTGGAAAACGTGAGGATAGAACTGGGTGAAAAACTGGCTCCGGTAATGACTTTCAGTACCAGCAGTTCAACCTACTTTTTAAAAGCCATTTCCGCGCTGGTACAAATTTTCTTTAAATATAAATCAGTAATCCTCACTGCAGCAACAGCTATTACCACCTATACTGTTGTCACAAAACTTGCAGTAATGTGGAAAGAACGGGAGAATAAGGCAACGCTGGCCAATATTGTTGCAGGTAAACTTCAGGCATTGGCCTACAATGCCCAGTTTGCAGCAGTTTCACTGTATAATGCAGCCGTGGCGCTTCTTTCCGGCAATATGGCAAAAGCATCAATCCAGTTCCGGGCCTTTTCAGCAGCATTAAAAGCCAATCCGGTAGGATTGCTGGCCTCTGTAGTTACAACCGCAGCAGTAGCTTTTTGGGCATACTCGAAAAGAATAAAGCAAACAGCAGATGCATCAAAAAGGTACCGGGATATGCTTAAAGAAGAGAAGGAACTTTTAAAGGGCTATTCTTCAGAGATCGTTACTGAAAAAAATAATCTTAACTCACTTGTCGAATCCATTCTGTCGGTAAATGATGATGAGACAGAACGCAAAATTTTGATTCAGCAACTAAAAAAAGAATTTCCTGATTTTCTGAAAGGCATTGATTCGGAAACAGTGTCAAACGAACAACTCCGGATCAAACTGGACCAGATAAATACTTTATATGGCGAAAAGATCAGGCTGGCTGCCCTGCAGGCAAAGATACAGGCAATAAACAATGCTTCAGTAAAAGCAGAAGAACGGAAACTGGAAATAGAAGACAGGCTGGTTGAGATAGAAAAAGAAAGGTATAAGCTCGGAGATAAAAAAGCAGATAAAGAGGTGAAATCCCTTACCGACGAATATAATAATCTGACCACAGCACTTGCCGGTTACGAAAAAAAGAGACAGGATCTTTCTGTCCGGAGTGCAACATTAAAGCAATCAATCTCTGAATATGATACAGTTGAATATTATACAAAACAATTAGAAGGACTTGAAAAATCGCAGAAAATTTATCAATCCAATTTAGAGAAAGCATCGGAATCCGGGAACCAGGAAGAAATTGCGCATTATCAGAAGCAAATTGATCTTACCAATCAGCAGATTACTCTTTTTAAAAACAGGAAAAAGGAATTGGAGGATGCAGCAAAGAATAGCAAATCCGGTCATGGCAGTACCGGAGAAGAGACAGAAGCAGAACAGTCATTAATAAAAATAAAAGAGCAGGAACTTGAACAGGCAAAAAAAATGCCGGAAGCTACAGTGGCAGAAATTACTGCAAAAAACAAAAAAATTGCGGCTATTGAAAAAGAAATTCAGCGATATAAAGAACTCGGCACTGAGAAGGAGAAAGTAGAAGGGAAAAGTTTGAGCGATTTGAAAAAGGATGCTTCAAAAATTAAGACAGAGGAAGATCCGGAACTGGATATCACCTGGGCATATTCTCAAGCCGATAAAGAAGCAGAAGAATTTGCAAAAAAGAAAAGGACAGAGGAAGAATGGACAAAATTTCTCGATAAGCAAATTCAAGAAAGGATAGACATACAGCAGAAAGAAGCTGAAATAGAGAAAGAAATTCAAACTGCCAGGGAGGAACTTAAGGAAACTCAGATAAATGCAATCGGAGAAATAGCCGGGGCACTGTCCGGAATGTTCAAGGACAATTCTGCAGCATATATAGCCTTTTTTGCGGTTCAAAAGGCGGCTGCTATTGCAGATATCTGGGTTAACTATGCAAAAGAGCTTTCATTTATTGCAGTTACAGCGGCCGAGATGAATGCAGCATCATTTGGAACTGCAGGAACAATTTGGGGAGCAATACAAGAAAAGAAAGCACTTGTAAACGCAATTGCCAATACTGCAGTTGTAGGGGCTCAGGCAATTTCCGGTTTTTATGAAGGTGGTTCAACCGGATCCGGAGACAAATATGAAGTGGCCGGTGTAGTTCACAAAAATGAATATGTAATACCTTCCGAAGGAACAAAAAACCCTGGCTTAAAACCGGTCATTGACATTCTTGAAATCGCCCGCCGAAACGGATCCCTGGCCCGTCTGGATCTCCGCCCGATAGTGCAGATGGTACAGGGCAAACAGATGTATACCGGCGGATACAGTTCCGGGTCCGGGGCCGTTTCATCTTCCGGCCAATCGAATATTACTCAGCAGTCTTCCCTTCGTGATCCGGAACTGACGGCAGCAATCAATAACATGACAAAGGCCACGGCCCTGCTGATGAAACAAGGTGTCCAGTTCCCGATTGTTTCATTCCGGAAAAAATACAAAGACATTGACGATCTGCTTAACCAGACCGGAATGGGCGGCTTCTGATCTGTCCTTTCTTCCGTCCCTCTATTTCCTGAATTTGGCTCCTGTTATCTGGAAATTGAAAAAGACATGGCTGTAAATTTTACCATATACGGTGGTCTGGTCCAGCTCTCCGGAACGCGGATCGAGATAAAAGTAACCAACGACGCCATTACCGGCGAGTCGCCGCGGGCACTGCTGAAAGCGACCAGCACCGACGGCGCTGTGCCCGGAGGCCCGTTTGAAGACTCGAAACCCTGGACAATGACTTCGGATACCGCAGGTTATGCCGTTTTCGATTTCTCGGAATACTTTGATGCCCCGGTCGATTATGATTTCACATACCCGTATGGCGACGCGGTGGCCGTCAAACATGCCCTGCGTGCATTCGATCTCGATATACTGGCCGGTGCCAGTTACATCGATGATGATGAAGAATCTGAAACGTATGGTGAAAAGCAGGAAACCTGGCAGGATGCGGCAAATGCCGTCTCAATCCGGATCCTGAAAGGCGGACTGAGCCAGCACAGGCAATCGGTATATGCCGAAAACGAATCGACTTTTTATGCTGATTTTATCCAGGGCAACAAGTTTCTGACTTACCGTCCGGACAAGCAGAAAATCGCGTATGCGCAGCCGGTCCGTCTGTGGTACCTGCTTCCCGGTACCGAATCGGTTACGTATGATCTGAAAGTGGTTTACACCGCTGCCGACGGCACGGAAACAACACTTACTTATCCGGTCGACCTGGATCCGGACGGCCTGTACGAATTTGTTCTGGATCCCGTGAAACACGGTATCCCTTCCGATGCACAAAAATTTGTGGTTTACCTGGCTTCCGGAGAAACACTGATCACCGAACAGCGCACGTTCGTGATCGACAGCAAGGATTACGAAAAAAACACGTTCCTGTTTTTCACCAATTCGCTGGGCGGAATTGATGACCTGTGGTTTACCGGAGCCGTCAAATTTTCGCTGAGCGCTTCAGGAGAAACCGGATCTGTTGAACTTGACCGGTCGGCCACACAGAAAGACCGGTCGGTGATGGTGACCAGTTCTTCCGGATCCCGGAAGTGGTTCGTTTATCCGGGGAACCGGCTCACGGAAGACGACATGGACTACCTGCAGGACTTCATTTACTCACGTCAGAAATGGCTGGTGCTGAACGGATACATCATCCCTGTAAATCTGGAATTGGATGAATTTGAGCTGACTGATTCTATTGCCGATCTGGTTATAAATGAGGAACTCGAATTTGAGCTGACCGAAGCGCATTCGAACAATTATTTCTGATATGGCAAACTTACAGACCTTACTGAAAACCATACGCGGGGTGAGCCGGAAAAACCCGGTTACACAGCTGCAGCTGTCGGAGATCATCCGGACGCTGTGGAATAACAGGGTCGATGAAGTTTACGGAGAGCTGGCCGGGAATACCGACTTCACGGAAAGGCATGTAGAATTTGAATTTTCAAAACCCTTCCCGACAAAACCGAAATATGCCGACCTGAAAGTTTACCGCATGAAACAGGTATCTGCCGGATGGCGGATGTACGATGTTCTGTACACTCATGCTGTTGAGAATTGGTTTGATGCAACCGGCTTCCAGCTTGACATTGACAGCCGGGAAGAAATCGAAGGGATAGTGATACGATACTACTTTAAATAATAATATGAATATGAAACGATTAATTTTTATTTTGATGTTTTTAAGCCTGTGCTTTTCAGGCTATAGCCAGGTACTCGGTTATGAAGTGACCGGAACAGACACGGTCTCTGCGGAAAAAGCCTTCAAATGGCAGGGTGACATTATGCAGCACGATTCGGTTGTGTACGTTGACCAGAAAACCGATTCGGTACGATTCCGTTTTGTTGACGGAATCTGGTCGAAATGGTATTATTCCGGTGAGTATGTAAAAACTTACATCGGTACGGTAAAGATAGACACCACGAATATTACCGGGCTGGCCGACTTTGTTTCGAATAATTCAACAGGCGGAGCCTTCTCAACAACCGGCGGGGTTACCAGTAATGCCAACGGCACTTATGCTTCCGATGATTTTGTGTTCGGATCACCTACATTGAATTTGAGTAGCCAGCCTTCCCGTTTTTTCTTTGACAAATCATTATCTGCTTTTCGGGCAGGAAGAGGACTGGGAACATTTTGGAATGATGTGAATGTAGGTGGTTATTCTGCTGCATTTGGTTTTAATTCAAAAGCTTCCGGACTTGGAAGTTTTGCAGCAAATAGTAATACAGTAGCATCCGGAACATATTCAACTGCTTTTAACATGAATTCTCAGGCAACAGGCGCCTATTCCTTTGCAGCAAATCAAAGCTATGCAACAGGGGAATATTCCTTTTCAGCAAACAGGGGGTCTGCCTCCGGAACCTATTCGTTTGCCAGTGGATATAGTTATGCTGATTCCTTTTTTGATTTTTCGGCAGGGCGTTATAACACAGGCGGGGGAACAGCAACAAGCTGGGTCAATACGGACCCGCTTTTTGAAGTAGGCAACGGCGCATCATCATCGGCACGGAACAACGCGTTTACGGTTTACAAGAATGGCAACGCGGATGTGGACAGCGTGCTGACCATCGGTGATTCGCTGACTGTGACGAATTCAATAACGGCCTCGGGATATAAGGTCACAGGGGGGGATAGTACACAAGTGCTGTTTGCAGACGGTTCTGTCCTAAAAACAGATTCTATTCCCCTTAGTCGTTTTAAGAATGATTTGAGTATTACTGGTGAAGGAGCTTTCTCAACAACTAGTGGTGTTACCAGTAATGCTAATGGTAGTTATATGTCTGATGACTTTGTGTTTGGCTCGACTGCTTTGGATTTTAACGGTCAGCCCCGTCGGTTTTTCTTTGATAAATCAAAGGGGGCTTTTAGGGCCGGTAATTGTATAGGTGCATATTGGAATGACACTTATAGGGGAAATTTTTCAGCTGCTTTCAATATGAATACCACTGCTTCAGGAAATGCAAGTTTTGCAGCAAACTATGTCACAACAGCATCCGGAATTTATGCAGCTGCGTTTAATAATAATTCGAAGGCAACTGGTGATTGTTCTTTTGCAGTAAATCAAAGTCATACTTCAGGGGAGTATTCTTTTGCATCAAATTTCGGGTCTGCCTCTGGAGGTCACTCTTTTGCTGCTGGATATGGTTATGCTGACTCTTATGAAAGCTTTGCAGTAGGTCAGTATAATACAGGTGGAGGAACAGCTACAAGCTGGGTCAATACGGACCCGCTTTTTGAAGTAGGCAACGGTACATCATCATCGGCACGGAACAACGCGTTTACGGTTTACAAGAATGGCAACGCGGATGTGGACAGCGTGCTGACCGTGGGGGATTCGCTGACTGTGGCCGGAAGTGTAACGGCACCTTCGTTTGTGGTTCCGGATGGTACATCAGGTCAATTTTTAAAAGCGGACGGGAGCATCGATTCAAATACTTACCTGACCGGATTAAATGATACAGGGGTTTCTGCCGGAAGTTATACCTATCCGTCTGATATTGTTGTTAATTCACAGGGAAGAATTACACATATAGGAGGTCTTGATTATTTACCGGCATATAAAGGCGGTACCGGTCAGACGTCCTATACAACCGGTGATATCTTATATGCTTCCGGCTCTTCTTCCTTATCAAAGTTATCTGCAGGTACGTCAGGTTATGTACTGACTTCAAACGGGGCCGGTAATGCTCCCTCCTGGCAGGCGGTAAGCAGTAGCGGGGACGGAACGTGGGGAAGTATCACGGGCACGCTGTCGAATCAAACTGATTTACAGACAGCACTGAATGAAAAATTTAATACGACCGGTGGCTCGTTGTCCGGGGCCCTGTCAGGAACTTCAGCCACATTCAGTTCAACAGTTTCTGCCGGGGGAAATATTAATGTGGGAAATACCGATGGCACCGGATGGTCTTTTGTTCCTTCCGGCACGACCCTGTATATAAAGTATAACGGCACGACTGTTTTTTCAATCGATTCATCAGGTAATATAAAAACAAATGAAGTTTACAGAAATCAGTATTAACATGAAAACAATTTTATTCTTTTTAGTCCTATTGCCGTTTGCCTGCTTTTCCCAGACAAACAGTCTTGTCACCGAGTACTGGCTTGCAACTGGTTTTATTCCCAAACCGGGAATAACAGCAGGCACGGATAACAGTCTGTTCCTGGACTGCGACCGGATAACGGACAGGTACTATGTGTCTGTTTCCGGAACGACAACCACCGGGAGCAGGCTTCCCGGTCAGAATCAGATTTCGTCGGAAAGCGGATCCTATGTGTATTTCATAACAGGGTTCGGGGCAACTTCCTCCGTATCCAAATCTTTAAACACCAGCGGTAACGAGAGTCTGCTTTTGATAGGTATACAGTCCTCCGGTACACGATCGGGAGGAACGCCCACTTTTGGAGGAACAGCCATGTCTTTGCTGGGCTCCGTTTCAAATCTGGAGGTGTATTACCTGGTTTCACCTCCGGCCGGTGCAACCCTGGTGATACCGAACACAACTTCGGAGGAGTTAAGTGTTGAAGTGAATGGTTTTGTCTGTCTGGGGGGAACGGCAACCCTGTACACAACAACTACAAACACAACGTCATCAACCGGTATAAGTACACCTGTTCCGCTGAAGACCGGTTATTCCGTTTTAGCGGTGGATTTTATGGGATATACCGGCAGTAATTCAGACTTACCAACGCGTACGCAACAGATTATCGGCGGATATTCATCCGCTGACATGGGAATATACTCTTCCTGCTATATCTGTAATACGACCAACATGACAGGGTCGGTAACATTCGGGTGGAGCTGCAGTACGGCAACTTCAATGAATCAGGTTATCGGAAGCTTTTATCTGAATTAGTTTTTGTCATTCTTTTTTTTGCAACAGGAAATTACAGCATGTTTACCCTTTCAATCAATAACCGCCAGTTGGTTCTGGACAGTGACTTTTCGGTTTCGCTGACCTACAAAAATCCGTGCTGGTGTTTCGACGAGATCCCGGCACCGGTCTGTCTCGATGTCACCATCCCGGATAACGACACGAACCGGAATATCCTGAGTTTTCCGGGACGGTTTGCCAAAGCGGCAAAAAGCAACGACCGCAAATTCGCGGGGGCGGAGCTGCGCTGGCGGGGATTCCTGTTTATCTACGGGACACTGGTCATTACGGAGACCAATTCGGACGGCGGTTATGACGGGTATATCCAGAGCGAACTGAAGAACCTGTCCGATGCACAGCTCGAAAAAGATATTGCCGGTCATGAGCTGGGCGGAGAACTTACTTTTCAGAACAAAACGGATTATGACCCGGACACGGATCTGTACTGCACGATCAAGCTGGCAAATCCGGGTTTCTGGACCGATAAAGGAGCAACGGAAACTTACAAGAATGACGATGGTGAAGACGAAGAGACCGAAGTGCTGACACATAAATTTGAAAAATCAGTTGGTTCATTTGTGAATTATACTTCTGCTGAAGGGATTAAAATTATAAGTTCGAATACGGAAGCTATTTGTGTGAGTCCGTTTGTCTTTCTGCACCGGTTAATTTCATTGATACTAAAGGAAAATAGTTTCTTTTTCAGAAATAATTTTCTGGCATCTGACTCTATTCTGAAAACATTATGCCTGTATACAAACCGGTCGATCTGTAATCCGGAGACCGTTCTGGAAGATTTATTAAATAGAATAATCTGGTATAAATATCATACGAAAGCCCTTTCCTTAAGTGCTTTGACTAAAATTAAATTATTATCCTGGTCTACCGGCACTTTTTATCTTTCGAAACTGCTTCCGGAAATGCAGCTGAATGAACTCCTGCTTTCCGTCCAGAATTTCACCAATTCATTTTACTTTTTTACCGGCATCAATACGGTCGACAACATCGACCGGGAAAGCCTGTTCGATATGGAGCCGTTTGACTTATCGAAATACCGGGTCAGCAAATGGCGTCCGGGTGAACGGCAAAACCTGATCCTGAAGTTCTCGTTCGACCACGATAGCGACGACCAGGAATTTTCTGAAAACTACACAGACCTTTCCGACCGGGAAGACGACATTCTCGACCCGGTTGAAACGTATGCCGAACTGGAGGCTATTGAAAATCCCGTAATCGGAAATATCCGCCTGGTGAAATCAGAAAAAATGTATTATGAATATTGTTCGGAGTCTGTTGAAGATGAAGATACCGGGGAAGATGTGGATACATTGATGTGGTCGCCCATAAGCATGGATATTCAGCCGTATTCGTACAACAAGGAAAACGGGGATGATACGGAAGACATTGAGACGAAATTTTCAACGCTCCGGATGCACGAAGACGGTTATCCCATTGCTTACCAGAAGGGAAACAACTCGTTGTTTTCGCAGTACAACGAGAATTTTACACCGCGTTTGCTGTTTTACAACGGAAACAATACCGGGGGATCCGAAGCAACGTCAGGTCTGGAAATAAACTGGAAAAGCATTGTCCCGGAGCGCTGGCGGCGGACAGCCCCTTTCTATGCAAACGCCCTGCCGGTGGAAGCCGGCTTCCGGTTTCCTGGCAACATCTTTTACAAAGTCCTGAATGAGATATACCGGCCTTTCCTGGACAAGGAAGGTTCGTTTTTCATAAAGGAAATACAGGATGCTACGGGAACCGGAAATTATATTGAAGCAACCCTGACGGTTTTCAAGAATGAAGATAATGTCTTTGAATCGACGGAAAGCACGGTCGACGGCGACGGATCGCACGCTTCGTCTTCCTTTGTACCGAAATTTTTAGGGATATCAGACACCGGCCAGCCGGTACTGGTAAACGCAGCCGGATTATACAAAGCCATGTCCGTATTCGGGGAACTTTCGGAGGCCCTGTATGCAGAGTACTGCTGTATCGATTATTCTTCGGATGACAAATTATTGTTTGTCGGCGGGAAAAACGGGATGCTGCATGTCTGCGATTTATCAGACCTGGATAATATCCGGTACAAATCCATACAGATTTTTTACGGAACTTATGATGTTTCGTGCGTCAGCCTGGTTGATACAGGCACTACCAAGTACATTCTGGCCGGCAAAGCCGATGGTTGTTCCGGATATGTGCAGCCGTATCATGCTTCATTTGATGACTATGTAAGCGGCGAAACTTCACTGCTGGGTGACTTCAGTTCCGGCAGCGGCCATCTGAGGGGATTCCTGTATTCCGATTCGTATTTCTACGCCGTATCCCGCAACGGTGAGATTTTCCGGACTTCCGATCTTACCGGTGACTGGAGCGAACTGGAAGACCGCGACCGTGACTTTGTACAGATCAGGCAGACACAGGATTATTTGTTCGCCGCCGAGCTGAATGATGCCGGGTTATTCTGTCAGAAGTCAAATCCGACCAACTGGGACAAATGGGGACTGGAAGGAAGTACCCGGCAGAAAGTCCGGGATATTTGTCCGATGGATGCCAACCGGATGCTGGTACTTTGTGAGGATGAGAACGAGGGAATCTGGCTTGTTGACAAGGATAACGATATAAATGAAAACATCACGCCCGGCGTTTTAAAGGCAAAAGGGGCCTGCTGGAACGGATCCGATGCGGCTTATATCTCGACGGAAGACAGCTCCGGGTACACGAGAATACAGAAATATATGCCCGGTCAGCTACCGTTTTATCAATGGTCGTATATCAGTGTGCCGATGCTTTTTTCAAAATTATTCCTCTGGTAAAAGTGTCCTTTCAAATCGCATTTCCGGAGATGAACTTTGGAAGAAAAACGCGATGATCGATAAAGCAAAAGAACTGCTGAGCCATACCACCGTTACGGTTGGTGCCCCGGTAACCGGGGGAGGGATAGGGATTATCTCCCTTTTCGAAAGCATTGTTCCCGTACTGACCGTGCTCTCCATTGTAACGGGTATCACCCTGGGGATCCTTTCCTACCGTTTGAAGCGGAAAGTAATAATGAAACAACTTGAACAGCTTGAAAAAAATGGAAAGGATACAACTGACTGAAAACCTGTACCTGGACGAGTATATCCCCAAAGAGCTGTACATGGAGTACCGGGACCGTCCTCATATTCTGATCGGGATGATTGACAAGCGTCTGGTTACGGCTGACCAGCTTTTACGTGACCGGTTCGGCCCGGTGACGATCAACAACTGGATACACGGGGGCGACCGCAACTGGTCCGGGATCCGGACACCGGCAAGCCCTGATTATTCGGGCACCTCTCAGCATTCGTTCGGCCGGGCTTCGGACAAGCTGTTTGTAAATGCCACGGCAGAGGAAGTGAGGGAGTTCATCCGCGGCAACTGGCAGTACCTGGGTATCGGATGTATCGAGAAAGATGTGAGCTGGGTGCATTCGGATGTACGCTGGTGGCAGGGAAACGGACTTCTGGAAGTTAACAGGTAAGTTCACTTTTAATCAATTAATATGAATCATTATGAGTAAAATCGGAAAATTCTTTAAAAAAGTATGGAACGCGGTAAAAAGCGTTTTTGAAAATCTGGATGACTCGTTGAAAACGTACATCCCTGTTGTGGTTACCTTCTGTGAAGGTCTGAAAAAAACAATTGAGAACGGCACCTTTGATACGTTGGCTACCCTGGTGGAAATCCTCATTCCCGGCGAGACTGATGATAAGATCATCACTGCTTTTAAAGCCTATTTGGTAAAGAACCTGCCAACGATTATTGCAAACCTCCAGCTGGTGGATATTATCGCGGAGATCGATGCCGACGATGTAGATACGCAGATGAAAGCAATTATCACGTACTTTCAATCCGCTTCATCCGATGCACAGGACAGCGTTATTGCAGCCCTTGCAACAAAACTATCTGAGTACTTTGATGACGGGGAGTTTACAAAGGCCGAGCGTCACGCCCTGATCGACTGGTATTACACGAACTACGTTAAAGCTGCTTAGTATGAAACGGGCTGTGATTGTCATGCTGCTTTTAATCCTTGTTCCTGTTTTTTCAGGGATATGTACGGAAACAGCTGCACCTGCAGTGGAAGAAAGCAGTATTAGCCTGAAATGGGTGAACTTCGGACTTGTCGTTTTCAGCCTGGTGGCCGGCGGGATGTGGCTGAAGGCAAGGGCCAAGATCAAAGAACTGGGCGAACTCTTTCTGAAAATCTATGAGTTCACCGATCCCAAAAGCGAAGGAGGTAAAAAGTTCTCCAAAAATGAGACTAAAGACCTCGAAGAACGAATCTTTCAACTGATAGGTAAAAAGGCACCCGAGTAATTTTCTTCATAGTTTTGGATTAATTTGATACATCCGCTCCGGGGAACCGGGCGGATGTTTTTTATATAGGGGGAAAGTTATTCCTTATTTCTTTACTTACCTGTCCAATTTTATGACGCAAATAAATTTCTGTAGTCTTGATAGAAGTATGCCCATTTTGTATTTGTATTTCACTTATGGGAATTCCGGCATCTGAAGCTCTGCCATTGCCCGTGTGCTTCCAACTGTAGAATTTATAGCTTTCCGGCATGTTTAATTTTTCCCTGAATTCCCTGAAACGGAATCGGAGATTATTTTTCCCGAGATGTTTTAACCCTGGTTTTCCTTCAGTCCCGAAGACATAAAAATTTTGTGGTTGTTTATGAAGTTGATAAACCTCCCGTAATTCGCGAAGAAAAACGACAGGTATTGTCGGAAATCGTTCCATATTAGTTTTTGCGCGGATAGCATCAACATCGATAATACCACGAGCGAAATCAATATCCTTTATTTTTAGAAATCGTAATTCTTTCCCAGGGCGAAGGAAACAATAATACTCAAAGCAGATCGCCATCCACAGTTGCGGATCTTCCTTCATTATTATTTCTTTGAATGTCATAATATCAAATTCAGAGATCGGACGTGGAGAATGATCATTGATCCGGTTGCAGTCAGGAATGTCATAAACCGGATTTTCATTAATTGCTTTCTCCTTTTTTGCAATTTCAAACATACCGTTAAGTAATTGTCTGTATCGCCTTATTGTCTGTTTTGAAAGTTTCTCTGAATTGATAAGAAAATCAAAAAATTGTAGAATTATCTGATTGTCAAATGTAGAAATGTCATTTTCAGCTATTCCCTCTTTTTCTAACCAACAGTTAAATACCCGTAGGCTACTTCTGTATGTTGAGATTGTTTCTTTTTCATTCTTTTCACCAGCTGCTTTTTTATTCAAAAGTTGAGTCGCATAATATCTGATAGTCCTATTATCAGATCTCATTTTTCCGAAAATTCTGGCTATATTGTTGTATTGAAGCTGATCCTCATAGATGCTTTTTTCATCATCAAGGAATGGACTCCAGCCATTTTTTAATTTGAAGATATAATCTGCATTTAACTTTTCTGCAGCTTCTGTCCGTTTTGTAAAGTCTTTGATTCTATGCAACCCCTCATAAATCTTAAAACGTTTCATTTTATCGTTTCGAGGGTCACGATACGAAAAGTAGATGAACCACTTTTTTTGAAGATCCCCACCGCAATTATTTATTCGCGGGAGGATCGCTATTTTTTTTCTTTTCAT